TTGCAACCAAACTTTTCCCGTAACGATTGATAACACTTGGAGCTATGAAATATTAGATTGGGGTTCTGTATGTGATTACATTCAATTGGATTACAATCTCGGATTGGTTCATTTTCAAAATCTTAAAATAAGGCGAACTACAAACGATTTTTGTTCTGTATTGAGAAGAACTACAACCATTTATGTTGAGAATTGTTTGTTTGAAGGTTATCCTGGGGGTTCCTATGTAACTATCTTTACAGGAGAAACAGATTTAATAATTATTAATTCTGTGATAGATGCAAATAATGCTTCTACTTATGCGATATACATAAATACTGGTGCTCCTTATTGTTTTGTAGTTTTAAACGGGTGTTTGGTTCTTAATAATTCATCTACTGCTGTTGTTTCTAATTATTTCTTTTCAAGAATACATTTAGCAAACGGAACGAGACTGTATAAAGGGAATTCTAATCCAACATTTGGTGTTCTTATGCTTGCAGGTTTTGTTATTGGTTTTGATACGTATGGAAGAGTGCTTATTGATGCAGGGCAGACTGGGATACGTCTTACACGAGGTGCGAATGTTCAAAATAGTGGGGGTTTTTCTTTCGGTCCAAATGTTACAACAAAAATTTCTTCACACTTAGGTTTAATTGATGGGTCTAGATTACAAGCAAATGAATTTTTTGGTGTAAACATACCGAATAACGACCATGAAAACATACATAGCAGAATTCATTGTAATGGTTCATTTGCGACAAGAGTTACTACGGTGTCAACGAATATAACGCTTGGAGTTGATCATCACATTGTTTTGGTGAATGCTTCAGGTGGGGCAAGGACAATTACTTTACCAAGCGCAACTACTTGTGCGGGAAGACAATATGTGATTAAAAAAATTGATAGTTCAGGGAATGCAGTAACAATTGTTCCGCAATCAGGGCAAACAATAGATGGTCAAGCAAGTGTAAATATTACAACACAATATAATTCTATAAGGGTAGTATCAGATGGAGCGAACTGGTTTACATTTTAAAGAATTTAGATAGGAGGTATAAAAAATGTGGATATGTCAACTTTGTCAGAGAGAATTTGATGATGCGGAAATGAAGTATGGAATATTAACAACATTACTACAAGATATATTTAGGGGAATTGTAACAATCGACATAGAGCAAGTAGGGAATATTTGTTATTTGTGTGAGGATTGTAATAGAGAAAAGTTAAGGTTATTAATGGAAGAGCAAATTAATGAGGCTATCTAGATTTTTGTTTGGATTTTTTGTTTTTCTTGGATTAATTTTGTTGTTTGGTTTGATATTTTCTTTTTGGTATATTCGCAAAGAGAGTGCGATTTTGAAACAGGCAATTCAACAGCAAGAGCTAATAATTAAGCAAAAAAAAGAACAAATACATCAGTTACAAGAGCAGTTAGAAGTTTTACGAAAAGAGCAGGTGTTAAGAGAAAAGAAGATAACAACATTAAAAAAGCAAAGAGAACAAATACAAATTCCACAGTCGATTGAGGAGGTAGTAAGAGCCTTTAGGGAGCTTGGGTATGATGCGGTTGTTAAGTAGTTTGTTTATTTGTTTGTTTTTAGTGAGCCAAGTTTATGCGGTGGATATTTGTTTTTCTGAGGAGCAAGCTAGGCAAATAGTTATTGAATTGAAACAAAAACGTATCTTAGAGCAAGAAGTTCGGGAGTATGAAGCTTTGGTTGAAAATTTGAAGAAGCAGAACGAGATGTTAAAAGAGCAGAACAAATTGTTAAAAGAGCAGATTGAGCTTTATAAAAACCAAAGACAGTTGTATGAGACGGCGTTGAAAGAGTGCGAAAGGAAACAGAAAGTTGGTTTGTTTGAGAAGGGGAAGTGGTTTGGGTTTGGTATTTTGGTAGGGATTTTGTTTGGGGTGTTTAGGTAGATGCAACTTATAGCACCGTTAAAAGAGGCGGTCGTTTTAGTTAAAGGAAATTTTAATGGTTTTGTGAGCAAGGTTTTTTCTACGCAAGTTTATAAGAATGGGTATTTGATTTACAAAGTAGATGGAGTGGCTTCGGTAGTGGTTTATATATCAGTGGACCAATCGAATTGGGTTCAAGTTTATTCTCAAATGATTAGTAATGCATCGGGTTGGCAAGCAATTGAATTAGTTGGTTTATTTGTGAAAATAGAGATTACTGCTACGTTGAACAGTGGTAGTTTTATAGCTTTTGTTAGGTCATCAATCTAATTCGAGGGCTTCGAGCATATTTTGGAAGTTTTCGTAATTTTGTTTTAATGTGTCGTAGCTGATTTTGAGGTCTGGCGCTATGATTGTTTCTTCAATTTTTTTGACTTGTTCTTCGAGTTCTTTGTAATCTACTAAATAATTTGAATATAGCACGATACATCCGACAGTAGGATAGTTTTTGATAGCGTAAAAAGTGAGATCTTTTTGTGTTTTATGTCTGTAGTAGGTTTGCAAAGCAATGAAGTGTTCAAAAATATATCTATCTTTAAAGGTGATGGGGACAAAAGCTTGTTCGGCTAATGATAAGTGTATTGGTATGACATAGATGTATTCAGCTTTAGGGATGAGGGGCACATTATTTCGAATAGCTTCGTAAATGTTGGAGTAGAATTTGAGGTAGGCAGTTCCGAGTGGTAAAGCAAGGCGCATGCAAATGTCAATTAAATAAGGTTCGGTTTCTCCTTTGACTTTTATTTCTTCAGTTGAAAAGAAGCCTATGTATTTCATTTGTTGTAAGAGTATGTCGCACATTCTAAGGTTAAGAGCCCACGGTTTTGTTAAGATATCTTCTTTTCTTTTGACAATTTTGGCGATGTAAGTTGTTTTGTCTTGTTCAATTCCTATGGTGAATGGTGGCTCAAAGCCATTTCCGAGGCACAAGCAATCTATTCCGTATTCAAATTCGATATCTGATAAAACTTCTTCTTGGTAGTAATCGATATCTTTAGCAAATTGTCCTGCGGTTTGGATGAGTTTTTGTTTGTAGAATTCAAGCTCGTATTGATTCCTTATCATGGCGCTTTCAAAAGAGTTTCTATACACAGGGTCAACTTTGGTAATTGCTGGATAGCTTAACTGGTCAAAACTTACCACACGATAGCGAGGAACCTTAGGCATTAATTGTTTTTGAAACAAGCGGTTGTTTTCGAGGCGAGCTTCTACGCCTGCTCCGAACACATCAATGTTGAGTCGTTTGAATAGCTCAATGATGAAACCAAAGTAACAATCAAGCGTTATAACTTTGTCGATACGAGTAAGAACTTCTTGAGGCAAATCAGTAAGCACATAGACATTTTGGATGTTTCGACCAAAAGCAAGGTCTTCCATATCAGGGAATGCACTAATAAAGTCGGAAAACAAATAAACCTCTTCATGCTTAGCAAATTCTTCAATGTATCCACAGTCCATTCCAGTTGTAAGCCACAATACAGCCATCACGAAACCCCCTCGTAGAAAAATTTTACGCTTTCTTTGTAATCGTTAATAAGTAAATCAGCAAACGGCGTTAGTTCATCTTCGATGACTTTAAATTTGCGTAGAAGGTTGATAATGTAATTGTATTCGAAAAAGTTTAGGCGACCAAAGCCAAGGTAATAAGTTTTATTACCGTTTCTAAGTTTGAAGGATAGACAAAGGGGTTTGTAAGGGTCTTGCATGATTTCTATGCGGTGTTTGTTGTCTCGGATGAATTCGGCGATTGCTAAAAGGTAGTCATCGTTGTCTGAGCGTAGAATGATTGAGTTACCTTCTTTGAGACCGATTATCATGTTTTTGTATTTGATGATAGCACGAGGTTGTTTGATGTTGTGAAAGTCGGATGCTTCTATCAACTCTGGGATTGATTTTGCTGGTATGATTTGTTTTTCCATCAGTTTATAAAATACACTTGTTTTCAAGGGAAGTCAAGTTATAATTTTAGTGGGATGTTGCAGTTATCTTTAACGGCGATTCAAGAAAAGCTGTGGAATTTGTTTTTTAATTCGGATTATCGTTGGATTGTATCGGTTGGTGGTAAGGGTTCAGGAAAAACTCAGCTTGCGATTTTTATTTTATATGAACTTTTGACAAATGAAAAGTATCGAGGCTCTCGTGTCCTTATTGCTCGTGAAAGTTTAAGAGACCTTCGGAACACTCTTGTTGCAGGTCTTGAACGGTTGTTGTCAGAAAATCCCTATCTCAAGTCGATGATTACTTCAAACTTAAATTTACAGGTCATAAAGAACGAAGCTACAGATGTTGAAATTTATTATTTGTCGCTTAACGAGCGGAATGCTCAGTATAAGTCTGTGTTGTCGTATGAATTTAATGTGATAATCATTGATGAGGTTGACAGGATTAGTAGGGAGGCTTTTATTGAGGTTAGCGAAAGGTATAGGTTGGTGCATGATTTTTCGAAGGGTATGATAATTCTTAACCCGTGCTCGCAAGAACATTGGGTTTACAAAGAGTTTGTTGAGAAAAAACGTGAGAATGTTTGTATAGTTCGTTCTTCGACTTATGATAATTACTTGATTACCCGCATCAACAAAAGCGACTGGGAGCAGATGGTTCCGTATACATACAACAATAAAGAATATCGAGTGAGCAACAACATTCGGTATGAAAAGCTTTATGAAGTTGAGAACGTAGTAATTGCTAAGCGGTTTAATGTGTCGCATTCATTCATTACTGAAATGGAGATGAAGCCGTTTGGATATCGGAAGATTATGCTTGAAGGGGAATGGGGAGCATTTGACTATGGTGGTGGATTGTTTGAAGATGTATTCAGTGAGCAGAACATTATAACGATTGATAACAAATTAATTGACATTACATTTGACTATACGCTTTACTGTGGGGTTGATTTTGGTATACGGAATTCAGCGTATGTTTTGGCGGGGGTTGATTATCTTGGTCGGATTGTGATTTTGGACGATTATATTTCAGAGAACCAACCGCTTCGAGTTTTTATTGAATATATGCTTGAGCGTTTTAAGAAAAAGTTTAACATCAAGCGACCACAGTCGATAATTTATGTTGGTGACATTGCGGGTAAGAACAGAGAGATTTATGATGGTTATGATTTGTTTACGAAGTTAAGGAAAGATTATGGACTTGTTTTTCGTGGGAATCGTGTAAGAGTTGTTGAAAGTGTAGCAATGATAAAAGATTTATTGGAAAAGAAAAAATTATTAGTAAGCGACCAAGCTCATAGGTCCTTAGAAGGATTTTTAGGTAGATTTCAAGCGGATAGTCATGGGAATTACAAAAAAGACGGTTTTTATGAGCATTTGCTTGATGCAATACGGTATGTGGTGTTTGAAATATATAAACAAATGAAACCGCAAAGAAGTAAGTATTTGAAGACGCCTGTTTATGTTTTCCCTGCCAGTCGTTTTTAAGTTGAGATTGCCTAAAAACAAGGTTTTTAGAATTGAGCAAGACATTAATAAGTTTTTGAAAAAGTTTGTTTTCATCAAAGCGTTTAAATTGTATTGTCCTGTGTTAAGGGGATTACCAGATTTTTTAGTTGTTCAAGCACGATTCGGTTTGCCTCCAGGTTTTTATGAAGTGAAGAATTGGAATAATCAGTTGACTGAACATCAGATTAAAATGTTGAATGTTTTAAATTTAGCGTTTAACTGTATAATTGTGTATTATGACAAAAAAAAACATTGTTTGTATTTTTACAAGTGGGAGCCTCTTGACAGCGAGAATGAAATGTTATATAATGATAAACAAAGTGGAGGGATGAAGTATGGATCTGAATAAGATTTTTGAATGGTTGAGACAGCCAGTAATTGATGAGCAAGAGACAGAAAATATACAGTCTCAGTCTATTGTTGAAGAACCAAAGCAGACACAACCTCAAGAAGAGACTAAACAGCAGACGCAACAAATGCAACAACAGCAGGTCCAAAATCAACAAGAACAGAAACAAATGAATACAGACCTTCCTGGGGTAGAGTATTTGACGAATGCGGATTTACACGATATTACTATTGGTCGGCAGAAGTTTATAGCTAAGTATGCGAATTTTGAGAACTTGAATAGTTTACTT